CAGGAAACAAATTAAGACATCAAAAAGGAAAGGACCTCTTCCTCAATGTCAAAATCATCAATGGGCTTACTCATTCTATTACCATAGGCTTTCCATCTATCCAGCTCATCTGAATCAATAGGATCAACATTGTAGAATTCCTCTTGAAGTCTCCCATATGTAGGGAATGAAGAGAAGCCAGGAGCCTCCTCAGGACTGACACCAAAAAGACGCGCTATCTTGTCCTTAATAGCAGCTTCTTTTTGGTCTTCAAGGTCTGCCCAGACATATTCACCAGCTTTACGAAGGGCAATGGTGTAATTCCGGGAATGATATTCGTAGGACTTACGAATAATATCATAAAGATACTTGTTCGCACCACAAGTATCCCAAGCAAAACCGATGGCCCTAGCCATCTGTAGACCATGGAGGTAAACACGGAGCTCATAGTCAGGAGTACCAATATCGGCACGAACACGATCATTCATGCCGGTAACCTCACTCTTTATCAATTTACCAAGAGTATCACTGGTAGTCTTGAACGCAGTAACAACAGTGCGCCCATTAAACTCCTGCTTGACTAAATATCTCTTGAGAATTTTAAAGCCAGAGGGATCCTGAACCTCACCATATTTGGAAATGGTTGAGAACATAGAATTTCTCTCACAAGAATCACTCACCTTAATAGTGAGTTTGAGAGAATCCCTGCAATACTCCTCAAAAGATTGACAAACATTGCCAACCGGGGTATCCTTAATCAAGAGAAACAACGGAGAGTCCTTTCGGACAGAGGCAGCTCCATCATCCCCAAAGAAGAATGCCCTAAACGTCTCCTCCTCTTTACCAGCAATTGTACCGGTCCACCGGTTAATTAGGTCTTCCACAGGTTCCTTAGAGCCTGTTGACTTCTTATATCTAACAGCACAATCATGAAGCCAACAGAGGTAAGCAAAGAGCGAATATAAGGTATCAAATGCCGATGTCAGCAAATCGCCTGAAGCCATCATGCCTTTCATGACACGACTCTTATCTATCCAACTGACGAGCTTGGTAACATAGTGAGACGACAAAATGGCATAGACAGAGTCAAAAAGCAACTTCTCATGTGCATCAAGTTGAGAACAATCATAAACCCCCTTAAAAAGCATGAACAAGTGACGAATAACATTCGCCTTCATAGAAGAATCCATGCCTGTAAGATCCCAAGCGAAATACTTAAACTCTGGATCGTCCTTCAACCTTTGGAGAAACCGCGTGGTACCTTTCCGAGCCCAGGAAAATCCTGGCATAAAAGGACCCTTATTATAAAGGCTATGCACAAGATTTTTAAACACAACCCTTTCAAGAACAAATTTTTCAACAGGCGCGGGAAAGAAGATTCTGAGCTTATTACTCTCGGAGATAATAACTTCAACTTTCCCAGAGACTTTATACACAAAAAGTCTCCTATTAGCAAATTCTTTAACGACATCAGCAACTCTACCTGAATCTGCGGAATATAAGGCTTCGTTAAGGGACTGGATATAGGAAAGAGCGAATGAGGGAGCAACAACCTCAACATCAGTCTTGTACGCAGTGCGAGGGTTGGTGTAAGCAACACCATCCTTAACAACACGCACATCAGAACGTTGAAAGCTAGCACCTGCTTTTGTTCCCTTATTTTGTTTCAAATGATAAAGTCTTTCATCCAGAAGATTTTCAGCAACAATTGATTTGGGTTTCAGGTCCAAAACCCGTTTCATGCGACATAGTGCCCATCGATAGGTCTCAGGATCGATATCCGTATTCAAAACCTCCCCATTCTTAAGGTACTTATCAATATTAACACGGAGAGCGGCAGTATCGTCACCAGTTGTTGCAGCATTCTTAACGAAGCCAAAATGCGGAGAATCACTATGAAATCTATGCACCTTCCCACAAGTACAGGGAAGTTTCCATTCTTTATCTCTAGCGGCGGTACGACGAAGGAAGCACAAATCATGAATAAAGCAACCGTCATACTCCCTACCAAAAGGACCGTGCTCACTAAAGATCTTGCCACACATGACACAAGGATTGGCGATGGTAGATTTATCACACAAAAGCATGGCAGTGAAACTCCGAACTCCAGAATCTATCTCACCAGGGGATGGCAGGGAAAACCCAAGACCTCTGCCATTCACTTCTTCAGAAATAGTGATGTTGTTAATCCCCTGGATACCCTGAAGGCTGCTCAAATTACTAAAATTAGCCATCTTGAAACCGTTAGTATCAATAAAATAGCTGCCTGAGGGAGTTGTTCGAAGGCCATACATCAATGTGACAAAGCAAGAGGCTTTCAAGTGAGTAGGATCAGAACCAGTGAGCACAAACTCACGCTCCTTATCCTCCAACGCCTCTTTCAAATACTTGTGGTAGAGATCTTCACCACCACCATCCTTTTTGACTCTTGCTTTAACCTCCTCGATGTTCACCTGATAGACCGATCCAATAAAACGATCGCCGTCCTTATCTATTTTCACCCAAAATTGCATTACTATACTTTTAAAGTCGTATTTCGGAACAATATCAAACCTCTTCTTTAGATCTGTAACTACGGAACTTAATAAACGACGAATGGTGCTACGTGGAATGAGAAAATGCGTGTCGAACAGCCTGATTGGGTGCTGTGGCGGAATTGTGGACCGGGCAGAAAACTCTCGAGATA